TTGTCAGGCGTGAATTTTCTATTGCAGGGTGATATAGGATTGGCTGTATTGTGGTTCGTGATCGGCGGAACCATCTTGTTTGATACTTACGAATACAAGTAATCATGGCAAAACTATATCGTATCAAACCTGTAGATAAGAAATCTATCTATGCTGTCTATGACGTTTATAAAACCGACGAACAGGGTAACACCCGAGGTTTTGTAGTACGTGAACTTTATCGTTGGGGTCAGGGTTTCCGTGAATTTGAGGAGCCTGTTTATGCCGAAGATAAATGGATTATCTGTGATCCAGGTATCGGCTGGGGTTGTGAACTAGATGATCAAATCAGCCTTGACTTTGAATTTGATGATGACTTCACTGAAGAGGAGAGGGACAGCATCGCAAAACTATGGTGTAACGGAGATCCCAATGACGAATTTGAGCGATCTGGTGCTGCCTGGCTATATGATTTTAGTGATTGGGTGGTAGAGGAAGATTATGTTCAAATCATGGGTCCGTTCAATGTTGACATTGTAGACGGAGACGAGTATAATGTAGTAATCGAAGAAAACATTAAACTTGAAAATCGCCCAAAGATTGACCCAAATAGCGCATGGCCTTTTAAGTAAAATGGTAGATTATAGTTTTATTGGTTGGTGCAAAGAAGGTAAGCACGACAAGGTTTGGATCGCAATACAGTTGCGAAAATACAACTTTGATACCAATGAATTGGGTAAAGTATTGACACTTTGGGGTAGACGCGGCGGCACCCTTCGTAGTAAAATAGTCGATGACGATGATGATCTATACAAGTTGATTAGGTCTAAACGCAACAAAGGCTATGAGCAATTGAGTACAGAATATCTTGGTAAGGTGTACCCTGAGTTCAAAGCCGATCTTGAGAAACAATATATTTGGAGCACATTAGCACTATGAGCGCATACTGGATTCACAAACTAAATGAGAGTGACAGCCGACTACACAAGGAAGATGTATTGCGTCAAGCCTATGAGATGGCTGTGCTTGGCAACGAGAGTTCTATCAAGTTCCTGCGATTCGTTCAAAGCGCATATAATCCTTACGATAACTTCCATCTGCGTCAAGTGCCCGAGACTGAGGGTTTGACAGGTATGGAAAACCCCTGGGCTGACTTTGAGGACTTGCTACTCAAGTTGCGCAATCGTGATATCACAGGCAATGCCGCCCGTGATGCTGTTGATGCTATGAGCAAACGTTTCGATAGTGACGAGTGGAATAACTTCTGCCGTAACGTCATTCGTAAGGACTTGCGTTGCGGTATCAGTGACAAGACGTTCAACAAGGTCGTTAAGAAGTCTGAATACGAGATTCCTATCTTTGGTTGTCAGTTGGCTACCAACAGTGAAGGTCGTCCTGAGATGAAGGGCTTGAAGCGACTTGAGCCTAAACTAGACGGTGTGCGCGTATTGATGCGTGTTGTATATAACGACATGGGCGAATGCGTGACTACTTGCTATAGCCGTAACGGTAAAATCTTTGAGAATTTTAGTATCATCGAACAGCAGATACAAAACAACTACACTAAGTTGGTTCGTGCCTCTAAGGATCGTAGTCTTAATTTTGGCTTCTGGCTTGACGGTGAAGTGATCGGTAACAGTTTCCAAGAGTTGATGCGACAAGCACGGCGCAAGGATAACGCTAAGGCTGATGATAGCGTGTTCAATATCTTTGATATCATTCCCATCGATGATTGGGAGCGTGGTTACTGGAATGCACAGTTGCACAAGCGGGTAGCATTGCTTGAGAAGTTACGTCCCGTCATTGATACTATGCCTAATGTAGAACTGTTGCCGCATATCATGGTCGATCTTGATACCGGCGAAGGTCGTGATCAATTGATGCGTTATGCTAAAGACAATGTGAACGCAGGATTCGAGGGCATCATGATCAAGGACATCAACAGTCCTTATGAGTGTAAGCGCAATACGTTTTGGATGAAGTGGAAGCCTACTATCACAGTTGATTTGACTGTAGTTGGTATGGAAGAAGGTACTGGGCGTAATCAAAATCGTCTTGGTGCCCTCGTATGTGAAGGTACCGATGATGGTAAATTCATCAAGGTAAATGTAGGGAGCGGGTTCAGCGATAGTGAGCGTGATACTCTTTGGGCTGACCATGTTGAGATGGATTGTGTGGTGGGGAAAACTGCCGAAGTATTGTGTGACATTATCACTCAGAACCAAGATGGTACTTACAGTTTGCGTTTCCCTCGCTTTGTGAGATTCCGTGATGACAAGTAAAGGATCAACATGATATATGACACATTATTATTAATAGTTGGAATGTTGTTTCCTTTCACAGTTTATATTCTTTTATTGATTGTTAATTTCACAGAATTCAAATTAAAAGATTATATTAAGGAACCAAAAGATGAATGAACAACTTAAAGAAATTGCTGTAAAAGCGCAAGTAGAACATTGTGTAAGCCATGTACGTCTTGAAGAGTTCGCTGATTTGATCGTACAAGAAGCGATTCTAGCAGTAAAGTCTAAGACAAATACCAATCACATTTATACATCCTTTGACAAAGATATGGTATCGCATACCATCAATAATAGTGTCAAGGCTATAAAGGAACATTTTGGACTCAAATCATGAGTAACTTGTGGTTCAATATCAGATTCGGTACATATCACTGGCAATGGGGACCAGACGGTATGTCATGGAAGGAAAATCCTGTGCAACTATCATTACGAAACACACAACCAACTAATTGGAAATGGTTCTGTGTTTACTGTATTTTTGGAAAACACATATGAATGATAGAATTGCAGAATTAAAATCTCAATGCATTGTGCGTGAGCAACGAGGTACCAACGCTTTTGATAATTACATGGTAGATCGGTTTGATACAGAAAAGTTCGCCGAGTTGATTGTGCGGGAATGTGTCGAGCGGGTAGCAGGATCAGTTGTACGAGATAAAGGTCATATTCCACAAGATCCACACAGCCAAGGTTGGAATGATGCTGTGGCCTATGCAGGTAAAGAATTGAAGAAATATTTCGGAGTTGAATGATGAAAGAGCGAGTTTTTGTATTCACTGAAACTGAAAGTTCTATGAAGGGCAAGACTAGACCTTTCATGTATGCTTTCCGCGAAAATGAGATCAAAGAGGTTCGTACTCAGTCGGGTAGCCAGAACTGCTATCTTGTAGTCAATGGTCTTGATGTAGAAGGTAGTTTCGATGAACTAGTCGCCAAACTAGGCGAGAGGGTAGATATCAAATGACTTCACGAATATTCATCTCCAAACGAGAGTTGGAAATCATCAATGATATCGTTAGAGAAAATGAGATTCAAAACTCTTTTGAGTTGATCTCTAATAACAATAGCGGTATAGGTAGTACATTGGAGATAGAGTTCGATCATGAACTCCACGGGCGTTATGTTACTGTGCGTGTCAACATCACAGATTCAGATAGTTGGTAATTTAAATAGGAGAATACCATGAAATTTAATAAGATTGAGCATCATCAAGTTAATAGCATTTTCACATATGACATCCCCGAAGAGGATATCATTAAAACATTTGGCTCAGTAGAGCGTTTCAAAGAAATCGCTAGCCACATGACTAGCAATGACTGGAACGATCCACAAGGAGACGAACCTAGTGATGAAGAGAATGATGCTTTTGTTGAGTTTATTGAAAACTACGACTATGATCGGGAAGATGATTGGTGGTCTGATCGTAAGGGCGGATACGATATAAGTTTTGAGGTTCCGGACGATGAATAAGCCTAGTGGCTATGAAGATTTAGTAGGTCAGCGATATATATTCGCTGATGGTGACTGGCTTGAAGTCAAGCATATCAAATGGCGAGGCGACGAAGACTTTATTGTAGGATACCTAGTACAACAAGGTCCAGGCATTCCACGAAATCTTGTGCAATCTCTTGCTGAATTTCTAGGAAACTACGGGCATTTGTTCGGTAAAGGTGAACCACCTGAACCTAGAGAATAATCTACAGTTATTTAGGTTTATTGTGCAATAAATATACTAATGCCACTCATAATCAAAAAGATATTTAGCCTCAGCACCTTAGCACTAATTACCGCGCTAACTCTTAGCGGCATAGCGGCTTGGTACAGTGTTGTAGGCTTGACTGCCATATTCGCCGCGGCAGTGATACCCATCATTATCATGGGCGGTAGCCTAGAGGTAGCCAAGGTCGTCACGACCGTATGGCTACATAGATATTGGGACAAGTGCAAATGGGCAATGAAAACTTATCTGACTGGTGCTGTCATAGTCCTTGCAGTTGTCACAAGCATGGGTATCTTTGGTTTCTTATCAAAGGCTCACATGGATCAAGGTATCCCTACAGGTGATGTGGCCGCACAGATTAGTTTGCTTGATGAAAAGATCAACATACAAAAAGAATTAATAAAGAGTGAGCGAGAGAACATTGAATCTGCACGTAGGGCATTATCACAGTTAGATGCTCAAGTGTCCGCAAGATTGGATCGCGGTACTAGTGAGGCTAGCGCAGAAAGATCCGTACAGATTCGTGCGGCACAGCGTAGAGACAGACAGGCCTATACTAAAGAGATAGATGAGGCGCAAGTACGTATAGAAAAGTCTAATGCTACTATACAATCCTTAAGTTTAGAGAAGGCTCCATTAGCATCACAATATCGCAAGATCGAAGCAGAAGTAGGTCCTATCAAATATATCGCCGCATTGATTTATGGTGATAATCCTGATAATGCAACACTAGAACGTGCTGTGCGTTGGGTAATCATATTATTGATATTCGTATTCGACCCACTGGCATTGATGTTAGTCATAGCCTCTATCAGTAGTTATAAGTGGGAGTTCGATGAGAAAAAAGAAGAACCAAAATATGAAAAAGATGATGGTCCGTTAACAGACATTCAAATTGAACAAATAAAACAATCAGTCGAAGAACCAAAAGCAGGTAGTATAGAACTAACCGCTGATGGTGGGTTTGTAGAGCCGAAACAGGATATTCCTGTAAAAAAAAAGTTAAGCGAAAGATTGAGCCAACTAAAGTCAAAGTTGCCAAGATTAGCCCAAATAAAAGAAAATCTAAAACAGTTCTCAAGCAAGTTGAGTTTCAGCCTAAACCAACTAAACCTAAAAGAAAAGTTAAGTTGGAAAAACCTAACAGACTGGAAGAGAAGTCCGACATTAAAGATATTGAAGTCTCTCAGCCCCAAAAAGAAATAGATACTAGTGAAACCGTAACCCCTGTACATAACACCGGAAATGGTTACGTAGAGTTCGAGGGTAGACAGTTTCAACGTGATGCGCTAAAAGAGTTACGTCCTGATCTATTCAGACTCAAAGCCGATGACGGATATAAAGTTAATAGTAATTTTGGAACACAGTTTCCCAGAGTAGCGACCAAAGGTGATCTATTTGTACGAGTAGATGTTCTCCCAAATCGCGTGTTTAAGTTTGACGGTAAGAAATGGCTAGAGCAGAACAAAAATCTTACCCAAAGTTACATGGACCAAAATTATATAGAGTTCCTCGTTGATAAGTTGAATAAGGGAGAGTATGATCCTGACCAACTATCAGACGGAGAAAGGTCTGAATTGGAAGACTATCTAAAAGGTAACCAAAACAGTTGACCTAAACGCTAGACTATACTATAATCATAATACGTTCTACAACTATGGAGCAAACGTGTA